TATCTAAAATTATATTTTCATTAGCTGAACTTTGTATTAATAAATTATTGCTTCCATCATCTCCTATAAAATGACTATCGCCAAAAGTTATACCTCCTGTTACACTAACCCCTGTACTTGTAGTTTCTAACTTTTTACCATCAGCATAATATAACTCTGCAACATTTGTATTTACTCTAAAAATATTTTGTCCTGCAGCATTTACTAATCTAACATCATTCCCTTTTAGAGAACCAACTGTACCATCACTTTTTATTTCTAAATCATTTCCTGCACCAAACTTTAATTTTTTATTGTCAGCTAAACTTACATCTTCTGCAAAAGTTGCATCAGCAGAAATAGCAATAGCATCTGTTGTAAATCTTATGTTATTACCTGTATTTCCTAAATGTTGTATATATTCAGTTAAATATAATGTATCATTTATAATTGTTGTTCCTGCTATATTTGTATTTCCACTTGCTGCAGCTACTGTAAATTTATCTGTATTTACTGCAAAGTTTCCTGTTGAACTTAAATTAGTATTTGTTGTTAATGAACCATCTACTGTTATTGCAGTTCCTGATTCTGAAACTATTGAATCTGCTATTACACTTGTTGATGACCATTTAGTTAGGTTTCCTGTTGTTCCTGTTCCGTCTACTTGGCTATGATCTAATTTAGTCCATTGATTGTTTGCACCTGCAATTACCCAATCTCCAATAGTCCAGTTAGAAACTCCATTTAAACTTGTAGTTCCTCCTACACTTACAACGTAATAATGACCTTGTGTTATAAAAGGGCTATTGTCTATTGTGTATGCTTCCCCACTTAACATTATATCGCCATCTAAAGAAAGTGTTGTATCACTATCTATGTTTGTTACTAATGCAGTTGTTCCATCTACTTGATTAACTACTTTATCTCCTACCGTTACAGTAGAAGTAAAAGAAGCAGAACTATCTACTAATTTGTTTGCTAATGTTGATGTTGTTGTTCCGTTAGCAGCTTCTCCACCACCAGAACTTAAAACTGGTGAATTAGTGTCTGCATCCCAAGATCCTATAAATCTTAAACCACCTGCTAAACCATTTATTTGTGATTGTAGTTTTCCAATACCGTCAACTATTGAATCTGTAGCTAATACAGAACTTGCAGAAGGACTTGGTAATCCTGTTAATACTTTAGCTGTTACTGAATTGTTATCTAATGTTACTGCACCACTTACATTTCCTGTTCCATTAACACTTGATATTGTTCCAGTTGCTTGACCTGTTAAAGATAAATCTCTTGCAGTTTGCCAAGCTGTAGCAGTATCTGCATTGCCTGTTAGATCTCCAGTAACATTACCTGTTACGTTTCCAGTTACGTTTCCTACAACAGCCCCTGTGTGTATTCCTGCTGAATTTCCTGTTAAATTACCTGTAACATTTCCAGTTAAATTTCCTGTAACATCACCAACTAAATTTGTGCTTATTGAACTTGGTAAACCTAATGTAACGCTTTGACCACTTACAACACTATCAATTTCATTAGTTGTTCCTAATATACTTAATGATTGTGTGTTTAAATTTATATCTCCTACGTTTGTTCCGTCTGTTATATCTAAATCTGATGCTGCGTCAAGTGTGTCTACATAAGAAGTAGTTGCTACTTTTGTACTATTATCACCTGCACTTTGTGTAGTAGCTACAGAACCATTTGGTAATGTAATACCTGCTGTTGGAAATTGTAAACTTAATCCTTGACCAGAAGCAGTTGATTCTATTTGATTTGCAGTTCCTGTTACTGCTAATGTTTGTGTGTTTAAATTAACATCTCCAGTTCCACTATCACCACTAAAATCTAAATCACTTGCAGAATCTAAAGTATCTACATAAGATGTTGTAGCTATTTTTGTTGAATTATCTCCTGCTGTTTGAGTTATAGCAGTTGAATCGTCAGGTAAATTAACACCTGTTGAATCTAAAGATAATGTTAATGATTGACCAGAAGCTACTGTTGTAATTTGGTTAGTAGTTCCACCTATAGCAAATATTTGTGAATCTAAATCTATTTGACCAGAACCAGTATCTCCTGTAAAGTCTAAATCTTCTATTGTTATTTGAGCAGCAACGTAATCAACTATAGCTGCAGTTGTAGGAATTGAAGTATCGTTATCGTTATTAGCAATACCATCAGCTTCATCTACAAACTTTGTTATAACAATGTTTTCTCCTGTATCTTTTAAAGATCCAAATTCTAAAATAGCATTTACTTTAAAATCTCCTGCATTGTTTAATGAAATACCTGTTGAATTTCCTGATCCGTCAGTTAATTCTTTTAAAGTTGCAGTTATTGCAGCATTATCAATAGTTTTTATTAAACCTTGATAAGTATCTGATATTCTTGTATTAAATAGACTTGCCATATTTTTTAGTTTTTTCTTGTTTCTTTAAAAACGTCTTTAGTTTTTCTATATTCTTTTGTTTTGGTTTATATCTCATAGTACCCACCCATTAAATAATGCATCATAATCTGGATATATATCATCGTTTGTATTGCTTGTGTATTCAGGATAATCTGATTGGTTAAATGACATAAAATCAATAAAGCGTCTTGAATAATATTCCATAAATTCTCTTGCTTTATCTACTAAATAATCTACTTCATTTTTACTTACTGTTTCACTTGTTTCAGATCTATGTTTAAATACACCACCATTCTTAATTGAATAAGCTGCAAAAGGAATATAATATATTTGTGCTGCCCATATTAACATTGGCTGTAAATGTGTGTTTAGTAAAGTCTTGTATTTAGCATTAGCAACGTCATCAATTTCACCATTAGCTATTAATGTAGATATTTTGTTGTATAGATCCGTTCCTGTATAATTTTGTATATCTATTTCTTGTGCGATTTTAATAAATTGTATAAACTTATCAGTATCTACATTTCCATCTAAAATGCTATTTCTAACTAAATCCGTTCTATTTATAAATAATGCTGTTGCCATAATTTTCTATTTTGGGTATGCTCCACGATTAGGCATATTAATTGGTGCTATTTCTGATTGCTTCGTACCTCTTGGATTTTTAATATAAGTTTTAGGTATTGTTCTTGTTTTCTTGTAATCACTTAAATCTTTAGAAGGTTTAGTGTTTTTCTTTAAACGATATAATTGACGGATGAATATATGTCTACAATATATTCCACCTTTAAATTTAAATAAATCATAAGGTTTTTTGTTATGTCCTAATTCTCTATTCACACCATCTCTTGATGCTTTGTCAATATCTTCTAATCTATATACAATTCCTGTTTTAGATAAACGCATCATATTTTTGCAAAAATCCCTTGTTGAATTACTTGGTTTTTTTGATCCTACTGCATATTTATATCTAATTTTATAATTTTTAGAATCTAAATAACTGAATCCATCTGGTTTAGAAGTAATTTCGTCTTTTAGTTGTTGAAATAAACTCTTTTTTTCAGAAATACAAATGTTTGCCCAATCATCATCACTAATTTCAGAACCTTCTTGTAATTCATCTACAAGTTCCCATTCATCATTTACAACTTCACCTTTAAGATTTTCTAAAATAACTTCTCCAAGTTCACTTGACATTTTAATTGGAATACAATTAGGTACTAATCGACCAGCTTTAACTTTCATTCCGTATTGTTCGTAACCAGCTTGACAAGGTTTTTTTAAATCTATTTCATCGTGTGATTCACAAGGCATATACCATACCTTTTCTCCTTCTTTATGTTCGTGATGACCAGAACATCCCATTTTTTCAGCTTGTTCTTCTGCTTCTTCTTTAGTTTCGTAAACTTCATATCCGTCTACTTCTTTTAAATCAACAGACATTTTAACACCTGTTTCTTCTTCTATTTCTTCATCACTTTGTACACTTCTATCTACGTCTGTAAATTCTAATGGCTGTAACGTAATAAAGTATAGGTTTAAAGCAATATCATTGTAAGCTAATACTTGGTCAAAGGAATCTATTAAAAGTTCCTGAAATGGTCTAATAACAGTATTATCCATAAGCAAGGAAGCTGTCTTTATTTCATCTGCATTGTTTCCTAATCCTGTATTATCTTTTATACCTAAAAGCATTGGGCTTACTACCCTATGTGCTACTAATACTTTACTTTGTGATTCATCTGATAAGAATTGATATTGATTATGTGCATCACTTAATTGTACAGGTGTAATTTCTGCTTGTTGTTCTTTATTGTCGTTAAAACTTAAAATAAATTTACCAGCATTACTTGATCCACTAAATTTTTGTGCTATTCTTGATTCAATAAGTTCACGTTCTTGTGGGTTAGGCGTTCCGTTATTAAAGTTAATAAGCATTGAAGGGCTTAAACCATTCATTATGTTGTTCAAGTGATAATTAGATATTTCTTCTTCTAATTCTGCATATTGTATTCCACCTTGATAGTCCACAGGTGCATAGTAATAAAAACCTGACTTGTATGGCTTAATGTAATAGATTTCTATATTTTCTTTAGACATTCCATAAGCAGGTATTCTTAATGGTTTATCACTTGGTTTTAATTTAGTCCAATCCTTGAAGTAAAAGTATGCTGGTATATCACCATCTTCATTACATTTTTCTGCTCTTAATGTTTCAATAGGCATATGCTCTATTTGTGCAATTTTAGTTCTGTCTTTTGAATAGATAATTTGCATAGCACATTGACCCATAAGTTTAAGGTCATAACTTAATTTTCTAACTACATCTTTTTTAAGTAATGTAATCATTTGTGCGTATTGTTCTGGCTTTTTACTTGAATCTGTAGCGCCTAAACCTTTACCATATATTTGTTGGCTAATACCATTAATACAAGCGTTGTTTGTAGGGCTTCCATTGTAACGGTCTATTAAGAATTGAAAGTAATTATTATCTTCACCGTAAGCAATCCATTCTTGGTTAGGCACTTCAATTACTTCTGGACTTGTGTATGTACTTAAATTAACAAAACTAACTTCTGATTTTGAACCTTTTTTAATAAACTGCCCTAAACTATTTCTTTTTCTATTTTTCATATTACAATGTAATCATTATTATAAGAATTGTCTGTAATGTATTGACCCTTGTTTAACTCATAATATAAATTATCCATTTGGTCAATCTCTTGATCAGTACAAAAAATCCTATCTTTGAATATATCTACTATATTTGTAGTATCTATATTCCAAAATTCATTATATAATTCCCAAAGAAAATAATTAGTATTCCAAAAGTTTGGGTCTGAATATAATTTTATGTCGTAAAAATGACCTTCAACTAATACAGGACTAAATGCTTGACTAAAAGTTAAGTAGTTTCCTGATGTAACTCCACTTGTTACCTCATACGTCTGTGTTACATTTGTGCTATCATCTCTAATAGACAAAGTAAACTGATCCACATACGTTCTTGGTATTACTTTAAACGCTTGGGCTAATGTAGAAGTAGTTAATACAATCATTTTATATATAACGTAAGAAATAAGTTATTTTGTAGAAATGTTAATGCAAAAAAAAAGCACCCCAAAGGATGCTTAATTTTAAATACTAATATTATTAGTTCGGTACAATGACAACTGCAGATGCAGTAGGTACAACTGTAGAATCTAAAAAGTATGGTGCAGTTTCTTCCATTGCTTCCATAGAAATAGTAAATCCTGAAAGATCTCCTGCTGCAGCTCCTGTTACTGTAGTTCCAGATGTAAGTTCACATCCATTTTCGTAACCACACAAAAAGAAATTACCGTAATAATCTTCAACTATAACATAAGGTCTTGCAACTGCTATATCTTGCAATTCTGCTTGAGTTTTAGCATCAAGGTATGTTAAAGTTAAATTTAAAGTTTGAGTATAAAAAGTAGTTCCGTTTTCTCTTGAACTTGTTACAGTTGTTTCAAGTGAAGAATTACCTTTAACATCGTATTTAAACCAATCACCAGTATTAGTTAGTGTTGTTACCTGTTTTGTTGTTCCGTCTACTTGAATAGCACTAATAGTTCCAAAATCAGCAAACAAAGCAGATTTAATGCCACCAAAGGCACTTTTACAAGGTAATTTTCTACCTGTGTTTAATGTACAAGCCATAGTTTATATTTTTTTATTAAAAAAGGGTAAGTAGGCAATAACCCACCTACCCTTATTTTTGGTTAATTTAATTTATTAAGAATAAAGAACTATATCAGATCCTATTCCGTATTGTACTCCAGCAGTAAATCTCATAATTACTCTTACGTTTTTACTTCCGTCAATATCAGCCATATCAATCAATTTTACAAGATTGTAGTCAGACATTAATCCAGTTCCAAAGTATAAGTTAGATCTTTCTGCAGCAACAGCGTAATTGCTTGGTAATCCATTGGCAACAAAGATTTTAACTCCATCAATAGAAAGGTTTTCTTGACCTCCGTACCATAAAGTACCTCTATTGTCAATACCTCCTGCAACACCACCACCTTGTGCGTTTGTGATAGCAGAATATCCACCTAATGCTCTAACGTATGCTTTAGCAATGTTTTGTGATACATAGATAAATAAATCTTCTTTACCATAAAGTGTAGAAGGAATAGCATCTACTATCTTACCTAATTCAGCAACTACGTTAGCAGAATCAACAACAGCAGCAGCAACATCAATTACATCTGCATCAGCAGCCATTAAAGTTGTGAATCCGTTAAATTCTCCAGCTTGTGCGCCACCAAGATTTCCTTGCCAGACATTATTTTCAGTTGAAGCAGCAACTTCTTTTGCAACGTGTGCAATTAAGAAAGAAGCAAAGTCAGGTGGTAAGTTATCAAAAGCTGAATAGCCCATTGATACAGCACCCCAGTCAGATTCGAAAGGTGTTTTACATAATTCAAGGTTAACTTGGAAATTTTCTGGCTGTATAATTCTTTCAGTAAGAGTTACAGTTCCAGCATTCGTGAAATCACAAGATTCATCTACAATTAAACCAGAAGTAGCTACTTTTTTAATAACTTCTTTAAACTTTACGTTTGGCTTAATTTCAATAGCACCTTGACTTAACGTGTTACCGCTTAATAAAGCAGCAGCAATGTACTTACCTGCAAATTCTCCAGCATAAGTAGTAGTAATAGTTGGTTGTGGCATAATTGTTTATTTTATTTATTTAATTGATTTAAGATTATATCCATTGTAGAAGGGCGTCTTTTTGGCGCTATTCTAAAATTTTCTTTTTTAGCATTACCTCCTTCTGGATTGTGCTTTATTGGAGCAGCAGCAGGTTTAGATAATTCTTCTTTTAATTGTTCGTTAACTTCTTTGTTAAATTCTTCTTTAACTGTTCTTGATTTAGGCTGTCTTGAAACTTCGTCTTCTTGCATTTCAACTTCATCTTCTTTCATATCTTTTTCACCTATTTTAGACTTAAGATCAGAAATAGCATCTTCAAGATTTTTAATTCTTTTTTCCATACCTTCCCAGTCTTGTACATCAGCTTCTTCATCCATTTCTTCTTCTTTTTCTTCTAAATCTTCTGTTTCATCTTTAGATTCTTCTTCCTTTTGTGGAACTTCGTCAGATACTTCTCTAACGTCATCTATGATTCCTTCTTCTGCAATAACTACAAGTCTACCATCTTCCAGTAGGTATTCCCCTACAGGCATAGCAACTTTTTCGTCATCAGTAAGAATAAAGATTTCTTTACCTTTTTCAAACGATTCTGCTTCTACACGAGTACCGTTCTCTAATTTTTGTTCTTCAAGTTTTACTTCTATGTTTAAAAGCGTCTTGATTTGGTTTAACATTTCAGTTGATTTCATAATTATATATATAACGTGTTTAATTTATTTTTTTGCATTTTCAAACTGTTCTGGATATAACTCCTATCCCTTGAGCCCATAAAGAACCATCACAACATTTTCTTGAATAAGTATTTTTATCTTTACATAGACAAGCACGTTGCGAGTTTTTAGGACTTGCTATTCCACGAATAAAAGTGTTTTGTCTACTCATTTATTAAAATGTCTTTTATTTGGTTTAATAATTTATCTGCTTCTTTATCTTCTGATAAACCTACAGGATCTTTAGGTCGTTCCATTTTATCTGCAAAGTAACCTTCTATTGAAAACCCTTTTACTTTACCTGTTTTTACATATTCGTTCCAGATTTCATCATTGTTTACTTTTACAGCACCCATCCAAGTTCCTACTGGTACATTCATACCATACTTTCTTGACTTGTCGTGAACTTCATCTTCAACTAACCAAGATTCTACCAAACTTAAACCACTTAATGAATGTTGGTGCTCTAATGTTGAATTGTTTTGATTGCCTTTAGTTAAGTACATTTGGGAGGCTTTTAAGACTGTATCTTTAGAGAAGTATATATAATATTCATCTTCACCATTTTTGCGATATATAGGCTTATTTGGGATTAGTAAAGCCCCCATTAATATTTTTTTTTCTTTTGAAACTTCTGCTAATTTAATTTCATCACTTTTAAGTGCAATAAAATCTTCTTCAATAGCTGGATTTTCGACTATTGATATTGCTTCGATTCCAGAAGCATCTTGATCTTCATCTAAAATTAATTCGACTATTTTCATATACTATATAACGTATTTAATTAATAATTTTGCATTTATATTGTTGCACCTTCTACAATATTTCTTTCAAGCCCTTGTGCAGTTGTTACATCATTGCTTACAACGTATGCTCTTACAGGTTCATTTGCTTGACCCCCTATTGCATCTGCTAATTGACTTGTTTCACCTTGACCTACTACATTAAATGCAGGTGGTGCTGATGGCATAGCAGGTACTGATCCACTCCCACCTACTGATGCTCCTGATGGTGGTGTTGGTTCTGGTGTTGATGTTATTGTTTTTACGTTTGCAATACCTCCTGCAATTACTGCTGCTGCACCTATGAATCCGAATATACCACCTTGTGCTAATGCTTTGTTTGCACCTGCATAAGTATCTCTAATAGCTTGTACTATTGCTATTGCTTTACCAAACTTTGAGTTTTTACCTACAATAGTAGCCATATCAGTTAAGGCTTGTGTAGTTAATTGTTTTTTGTTTTTATTTAAATCTTTTTCTATTTGAACTTGTGTATTAGCGTTTTCTTGTTGGTATGCTAATAGTTCATTGTTAGCATCTACATAGGCTTGTGTTCCTTGTTGGTATTGATTCCTTTTTTCTTCTAATCTTTTTGATTCTATTTCTCCTTCTTTTTCTGCTATATCTAATTGTGCTTGTAATTTTAAATAATCGTTTTCTATTTGTTCTGCAACAAATTCAGATTGTGCTTTATTTCTTTCTGCTTCGGCATCACTTATAGATTGATTCAATTCCTTTTGTTCTCTATCTAATGCTAAATCATTTGCTTTTTGTTCTGATCTAAAACCTGCTACTTGTGCTTGTACTGCTAACAATTCATTTTGTGCTTCTAATAAAGCTATTTGATTTTCATCATTACCATTTTTATCAAATTGTGCTTGTGCTGCATTAAGTATAGCATTTGCATTAGCTAACATTGTTTTTTCTTGTTCGTCTAATACTGCATTTAATTCATCATTTGCTTTTTTACGATCTGCTATAGTATTTCTTTCTTCATCTCTTACTTGTCTTAATTTTTCTGCTTGTAGATCATATTTTTCAATTAAACCTTGATTAGCAACTGCAGCTAATTCTGCTGTTTTAGCAAGATTAACATTTTCTGTTGCACCTTTAATTGTTTCTTTTACATAATTGGATGTTGCAGTAGCAACTTTTGTAACAACTTCAGCAGTTTTATCAAATGAATCGTCAACACCTGTTACAACGTCTACTAATTCTTTACCTGCATTTTTAGCTGCATCTAATGCACCAGCAAAATCTCCTTTGAATACTTTAACTACTGCTTCTGCTAAAAAACCTAACGTGTCTATTGTGGATTGTATTCTTTCAATAACATTTTCTTTTATTGCAATACCAAAGTCAATAAAATTTTGAACAGGATCATCAAAGGCTGCTTTAAAAAAGTTAGTTATTGCACCAGTATTAGATAATATAAAATTAAAAAAATCATTAAATGCTAATGATAATGCTTCAAACGTAATAGAAAAAAAGTCAGCTACCTTTTGATTTTCATTTAACACTTCTACAAACTTTGCAAACCCAGCTATAATAAGCCCAATACCTAATGCTTTTAATGCACCACCTATTTTCTTAACACCTCCTGCAGTTTTATCAGATGCTTTTTCAACACCTTTCAAACTTTTAGCTGTTTCTTTATTTCCTTGTGCTACTTCTTTGTTTAGATTAACTATTTCGTCTGTTAGGTTGTCTACACCTTTTTGAGCCTTTTTAGTTTCTATATCTAACTGAACTTGTATTACTTCTGCCATTTTATTTCTTGTTTAATTTGTTTAAATCCTTCTTTAAAGGTTTCGGCTAATTTATATTTGCCTTGTGCAATTCTAATTGTTTCAGTTTCTCCATCTACTACTTTTAATAATTCTAATATATTTTTTATCATAATTTTATTTTAAGGTAGGTAACAACCAATTGCAGTTATTACCCCAGATGAATTGATAACCATAGTCATTATATAACCACTTTGTGAACAATGTGTTGTACTTGCACTTGAAGCATCTTGATAATATGTTCCTGCAGACAATGTTGTTGTTAACGCACTATTAGTATATATAACATTTCCTATTGCTAAATTTTCTGCATTACCAATTAAACTTGAATAGAAATAAGTATTAGTTTGACTTCCAAAAAGTCCAATATTTGTTAGTGTTAAAAAATTAGTAGTATCATCATTCAATAATTCCATTGAACTTTCACCTGTATTTAAATTAGTAGTTAAGTTGTTTATTAAATAACCTTGATTATTAATAACTACCTTGTCATTCATATTAATATTGTAAATAATCTTTAAAGGTAAATATGCTTTTAATTTTGTTAATCTTCTTTTACTATTAAAAATATCTTGTATGTATTCTAAATAATGTTCTTCAAATAAAGTACCTGTAAAAGTTGTATCTAAACTATATTCGTTTACTTCTAAATAAAAGTTAGTATTAATTGTACTTGTAGCAGAACTCAAACTTAAACTATTACTTGGAACAAAATAAGAAGTTAAAGGGGAATGTGTTGTTGCAGAATCTCTAAATGATATTTCTGTTCCACTTGTTTGTAAAATAGGATAAAATATTAAAGGCTTACCAAAATATGCTTCTAAATTATCATCAACAAAATAACCATATTGTATTGTTGTTATTGGAGGTGGAGCTAAATTAGGATTAACATTCACAAGACGTTCCATTTGTATATGCTCAAAAGGTAGCGTTACTTTATATGTTGGATTTGGTGCATCAAAGTTATTGCCTACTGTTGCGTTTCCTGTAAATTTTTCTGCACCCCAAGACTTGCCTTGTAACTGTTCGTATTGTAAAGCAAGTAGTGTTCCTGTTCCTTCATAGCTAAATGATATTTCTTTATATGGTAATGCTACATTTACTTGACTTGTATTTGTATCTACATATTCACTTATATCATAACTTGTTCCTGCAAGATAAAAATCATCTAATTTTTGTACTTTTATTTTACCATAATCTGCATCTTGTCTATTACTTACATAAAAAGCAGTTAAATTAAACATTCTAAATATTCCTGTTAGAAAATCTATAATCTTCATATCAGGTATTTGTTCTGTAATAACAAATTGAAATGTAGCACTTGCACTAAAAACTGTTGTTTCCCAAAATTCAGACCACCCTGAACCTGCTCCTTGAAAATATCCTGACAAATCCCACCTAACTAAATTAAAGTCAAGCGTAGTAGTAGTTTGTATTACTATTGTATATGTTGCAGCATCCATATTAGTCATATCACTTGCATCAAATACTTGTTGACCAGTTAAATTAGACCTTGTAAACCATACAGTACCATTTCGGTTTATTATTACATCATATTCAGTAGTATTATTAGCAGGTGTTAATGTTAATTGTTGTTGTATTGTCGGTAATGCAGTACCGAATATTTGTAAACCAGACCCATTAATCATTCCTGTTTCATTACTTGGGGTTGGTATTCCAAAACCATCTACTAAAGTAGGAAATGTAGTTACTTGTGATGCAGGAGCTACACTCCCTTTCTTTCTATGTAGCCACATATGAAGATTGTAAAATTCTGCATTGCTTGTACTAAAAAAATCATCTGTAAACACTAAAGATGGATAGGTAACTTTGATAGCTTCTACTATTTCATAAAGTCTTATAGCATATTTTAAATCTGAATATAAAACACCGTGATCATTACTTGATCCTGTATGATAATATAAGTTGCCTGTATTATCTGTATGTGCTGAATTATTACTATTATAAAATAATCTTGATTCTTCTCCACTCGCACCAGAAGTTATAAGAGGGCATAATATTGCACCAGATGCACTTTGTAATCTTGCTTTTACAGTAGCAGCATCATAGTTTAAATTGTATTGATTTAAATCACTTAAATTTCCTAATTTATCTTCTCTTAATATATCTTTTATGTTTACAGTTTGACCAAAGAATGTAATACGATATGCGTACACTTTATTTAGTTTCATATCAACACCTTCAAGCCTTGCATAACCTTGCTTAAAAGCTACGTTATTAAGTTCTATGTTTGCGTCTACTTTGTTTCTTGCATCAAAACCCCCTACGATATTAAAATTATAATAGTGTTCAAATACTTGATTATTAGCTTTTGAAGCTGGAATTGTAAATGTTTGAGTAAATTCAGTAAATATCTTTGCAGGATCTTTAATGTTTTGTATAGACTGGTTAAATGATACCTGTTCGTCTTTAAATAAATCAATTCTTTGATCACTAATATATAGTTGAAGTTTTTGCATTATCTAATGTTGTTTATGTAATCAAATGACATATCAAAATCAAATGTGTAATCTATTAACCTTTCATTTAATGATGTTTTTTGTATCATACTATTTTTCTTTACATTGACTGGAACATATTGTGTTGAATTAGGATTGGTTGGGTCAAGTCTTGTAAGCCAAACTTGTTCTGACAATAGTAATTGCTCAAACCATTGGTTAGCCCATTCAGGATAATATCCACTACTTAATGTTATGCTTGTGTTTGCAACTGTATTATAATCTTGTTTAGTATGTACATAAGGGCTATAAACTCCTGCTGTATTAATAACAACTCTTTGAAATTGTTCTTGTTTTTTATTAGTTGTGTTTACAGATTTTAAAAAGAACCATAAATCTTGTAATGCACCATATTTATTTACAAATGTAATTTTATGACCATCTCCATATTTTGTACAATCAATTCTATTTATATTCATTTTAACACCTGCTGGACTACCTGTTATTTCATATTGTGTTGTATTATAACTTTGATAGCCCATACTTTCGTTTGCAATTATATAAGGAATAGACCCTGCTGCATTGTTAGGAACATAAATATAGTATTCATCATTAATACCCGTATGATTAGGATCTCCACTTATAAGCCACGTTGGTCTACTACCAAAAGGTACTGTTGGATTAGAACCTTCCATAAAAGTTCCATAACCATCATAACCTACGTCTGTAAATGTATCTGTTGTTAAAGCAGTTCCAGTTCCATCTGTTGAAGCGTGTGAAGTTAAAGTAGAAATAATAGCTAATGTTTCTCCTACATAACTACCATCAAATGTTATGTTTATAAAATCCCTACATAGTTGAGATATTTCCCAAAGCATATTTTGATTTAAAGAAGTAAGTTTTACTAATGTATATTCTATTGTGCCATCTATACTAATAGTAATTTTTGCTGATAATGGTGTTCCAGTATCTGCTAATGCTGTTTTATATTGTGGGCTTCTTAATGCTATTGCTGCCATTGTTTATTTTTTAGTTCCTAATATTATTCCTTTTTCTATGTCTAACATAAAATCTTTTATTAATTCTTCTGGTAATCTTTTAAATGCAGCTTCAAATGGTTTAGTAAAAAAGTATGTAGGTTTAAAACCTTGTGCGTATATACTTCTTTGTAATACAAATGCCATACTCTTATAACTGCCCTTTTTAAATTTGCCTTCTTTATCTCTAAATCTTATATTCTTACTTTGCGCCCAATTTCTTAATGGTTGCATTGGTGGCATCTTTTGCTTATAGCTAAACTTACTTGTTGGTGCTTTTTGTTTACCACCTTTAATTAAACTTGGATTTGCACCCTTAACACCTTGATCTTGGAACTTACCGTAATCTTCCATATAGAAGTCAAGTATAAATCCTTTCTGTTCTTCATCTAATGTGTATCTAATAGAATCATATAAAGCACCACCACCTTGATTTCCTTTTGTTAAACGTGATCTTGACTGCTGTACAACGTACTTGCCAAAATCATTTAATGCTTTATTTATATTCTGAAAATTCATTAACAGATGTTTATGTCATTGTAAATTAATATATCCATAGTTGCAGTCCATCCTGCTAATTGGTTTTCAAACCTATCGTAAAATGGTTCACAACTTACTGGACTATCTAATTGGTATTTGTCTTGGTGTAATGTTCCCATTCTTAAACTTTGTATTACTTTGTTTAATACTGCCAGTTGTGTATTAAGAATATCTTGTTCGTTATTGTTCCCTGTAAATATATCCGTTGTTTCACTTTTAGATTGATCTACAATATCCATAGCCAAGATGCTTATGTTAAAAGTCAATGTTTGTTCTTGTTGTATTACGTTGTTTACTATAATATGTGCTAAAGGAAATATGTCTTGCTTGTTTAAATTTACATCGTATATATCTCCTGTTGTTACAGTATTGCAATTAACGTCTGCAAGTAGCTTGTCTTTTATAGTTTCAGTTAATTGATAAAAACCCCTTATTCCTTGTTGGCTCATTTGAATTTACTTTTTATTTGTTTTGATTCTAATTCGTTTTTGTCTTTCATAAATGCTAACATCATTAAACACTTATGCATTTCTAATTTGGTGATATCTTCAAATCTTGTAATATCTCCTCCAGCGAGTCCGTAAAGGCTTGAATACCATCCCCATTTTTTAGAAAATCCAGCCCTTGAACTTGTAGATTCCCCCCCTCGTTCTCCAAATAATTCATCATAGTTTTCGATAATTCGATCCCTAAACGATAAAAAAAAATAATAGAACCAAATACTGCATCCATAGGCATATTAATTAATTTGTCTTTTGTATCTGGATCGTATTCTTCTATTAAATATTTTTCCCCTAACTTCTGTTTTATAGGTCTGTATAATACATTCATTGCTATTTGTATATTTTCCCATTCACCCATATAAGTGTCAAGGTCAATATATTCACCTAATGTTATTTCATCAAGATCAGGAACAAATCCGTATTCAACATTATTTAACCAGAAACTTTTTACAAGATCTGGCTTCTGTTCAAACATTTCAGATATTAAACTTGCTATACGATCTGCATCTGATAGCTTTATATTTAAGGCATCTTGCATTTTAACATTGCAAAATATTTCTATCATTTTAGTTTGTAAAAAAGTGTTGTTCTGTTTGCTATCTTGTACTTTTAGGAACTTCTGATATTGCTTTAATGTAATTTCATTAAGTTCAGTAGGTACGTTAATATTAGCTTTCATACTTATATAACGTAATTAAATTAGAATTTTAGTATAAAAAAAAAGGTGCTATTTCTAACACCCTTTTTCGACTTAAACAAAACAAAATTATTAATCTATATATTCGCATTGATGACTACAATACCCTTCTTTATGTATTGGTCTTTCACATTCAATACATTTGTGTTGTGGTTCATCTTCTGGAAGTGTGGCATAAAGCCAATGGTTATTCATCGTAATATTTTACTTCTTCTTTAATTAATTCTAAATCATACAAGGCTTGGTTCTTTTGTTCCCTGTAATCACTATTAGCCATTTTACAAGCTGTTAAATCATTTTGTAATCCTGCTACATAAATTGAATTGTCTATAAACGCTTGTTGGAATCTTAATAGTTCTACATTCTTTGGTTTAGATTTTACCCACTTGTTTATAAGTTCACCAAGTAGTATTGCGTTGTTAGTGTATTCTAAATCCTGTAAGTTCTGCATTTTGTTTCTCATACTATTGTTTCTAACAAATGTAAGAAAAAAAACATAGCCACATAAAATACAGCCCAGCCAACAGCTGAATAACCTAATATTTTTAAGAATGATTCTTTGTTTTCTTTTTTAGATATTTTCTTTGCAATGTAATATCTACGCTGTCCGTCTACTTCGTAATAATGTTTCATAATATGATTTGAATTAATGTTACTGTTATTAATGCTATGAATGCTATTTTAATAGCTTTAAACATAGCTTCTTCACTTTTAGGGTTACGACCCTGATTTGATCTGTATTGTCTTTTTTTCATCTTTATTTCTATTAAATGATTTTATTCTTTTTGTCTTATTTAAGTTGTGTAAAAACTTTGATCTATTATAATTCATAAGGAAGTATAAAATGATTATACGCTTGATGAAGTATATCTACAGTTGCAAATAAAAAAATAATTGCAAAGGTTAAGCAGAATAATATAATGCAAAAGCAAATTAAACTACTTGCTAAAAATCTAATAAATTTTATAAGTTCTTGTTGTTCCATATTTATTTTAATATTGGAGGGTCTGTTTTGGCTCTCCTGCCCCGTTGAAATGGTTAAAAGTTGTACACCTTATAGCTATCCACCTTGATTTTTTTGTCGACCCCCCTGTTAAGTTAATTTATTTTTTTCTATTAATTTATCGTTTAATTTATCTATTAAATTCATCCAATCATTAGTAAACTTTTTTCTATCATCCCACCATTGTTGGTTTTCAGCATCTTGCTTTTCTCTATCACTAATTAATTTTTCTAAATCTGACAATATATTTTTACAAGTTTCTATATCTTCTCTTATTTCATTATCTTTTTTAATTAATATAGTCTTTGAATCATAAGTAAATTTAATTTTGTTCATTTTGTTTTGTTTATATAACTGCTTCATTGCAATTATACAGCTAATATAATACAATATATTTAATTAACAAAATATTTAATAAGTTATTTATATCCAGCCTTTATTATCAGCTTTATAAAACCTACCATCTTTATAAGTAACCCATACTTGTATTTTATATAAGTTCCATAATTTCTTACTATATCTTCTTGAGTTAGGTTCAAATATCAACATAAACGTATGTTCTGTTTCTGCTAATTCAATTTGTTCTTCTGTTAACTTCATATATGCAATATACAAAATAAATAACAAATCTGTTAATAAAGTTTATTCGTATTCAATAATATCACATTCTCTACAGTAGTAGTAGTCTTTATTATCTTTGCCTGAATATATAGTCATTGTCTGTTTGCATTTTTTACATTCCATTATTGTATATAGTATTTGCCCCTATTGGGGTTCTGTAGCTGGTAGCTTACTGCATATCTAATAGCATCTATTAAATGGTTATATTTATCAATAGGTGTGTTTGATTTCTTTTCAAGCCAACTATAGTTGTTTAGTTCTTTTATTAAATTTATACTTTGTTCGTCTACTATTAAATCATAGTCTTGTAATAAGCTGATCCCATAGGTTATAGATCCTGCTCCTTTAATTGAAGAAACTATATTAGATCCTTTTTGTTTGAGTTCATAGATTAATCTTTTTTCTGCTGCATCTCCAATTATTAAATTATCTGTAGCGTGTTTCATATTCAAACGTGCTATTTCTGTTGTTGTTAATCCGTTTAAGTAAAAGCATTCTTTTAAATAAATAATCTTTCTTGTAGTATCTATATTAGTTTCTACTAATGTGTTTGGATCGTTAAACCCATAATCTTGACCAAATACACTAACACCTACTTTTTTAAATTTACCTATTTGCCAGTTAGTAAATATTACACCTTCTGCTTTATCAAGCCACCCTCCCATTATTTGGGTTTTGTATTTTTGTGGTCTGCGTTGTTTAATGTTTTCTATTTGGTTTAAATAGCTTTCTGAAAGGTTTTCAATATTGTCTTTATAAGTTGTGTGAATGTATGTAACATTATCTTTAGTTGTGTTTATACTTTCTTGTATTCCTTTATCTTCAAAGAATCTTTTATAGATCCAATGTTCTTTAGTTGCAGGATTCAATATTAGTATTACCCTATTGTGTTTACCTAATTGTCTTACTGATAAATCTATCTTGTCAAATGTATCTTCATTAGTTAGTTCTTCTGCTTCATCTAATACAAATGTTGTAACGCCTTGTAATGACTTTAGATTAGCTGTTTGATCACCACTTGAAGTTTTTATCCCTTTGAATATTATCTTGCTTCCTGAACGCTTATTTCTTATTTCATCTTTTGTGATATGAAAGTCATCATACTTTTTAAGCATCTCTATTTTTTCAATAAATTCAGGAATAATAGAAATATAAGTAGAAGATAAAGTATAACGAGTAAATAGAATAGTATGTCCAGCTTCATAAGTAAGAAGAACTAATAAGAGGTTTACAGAAAATGATTTACCAGATCCTCGACCACCAGTTACTATAAAGTACCTCCCATCTGATTCTGCAATAGGTGAATACTTTTTATTTATTTCAATCACTTAAACTTAATTAAGTCTTTGAAGTTTATGTTCAAGCCTTCACTTGAAGTTATGTCTACTGATTCTTTAGGTTTGCCATATCTATATCCAAAGTATAAATTCATAGCTCTTGAATCTCCTTTTAATATTTGTTTACCTAAAGTCTTTATAACTTCGTCATTGTCTATTAATGAATCTAATTTTTCAATTAGTTTTAATTCATCTGCTTTTTTAGGTCTACCTGCACCTTCTCTTGCTCCTCCATTGTTTTTACGATTATCCATAATATGTTTTTTAAATTGTTCTAAAGCGTCTTTGCTTATTCCATTTAACAGTTCTGCATTCTCCTAATATATTTAATCTTGAAACCTTATTGTTATAATTGTTTCTTTCTTCATTAAGTTGACTGTTTCCATTTTTAGAATCCATATTGAAATATTATTGTTTATTCAATTTATATATATAACGTAATTTTTTGGCAATTTTAAAATAATTCTGTTTGGTTTGTTGTTTTATAACTCGTATCGTAGTTTATATTTTGACCTTTTGGATATTTATATATTTTATAATTTAATTCTTTTAACAATTTTTTTCTTCGTTTTTTTGATGCTATAATATATATGTATCTATGCTTGGAACTTCTAAATTTTCTATTTTTTTTGTAATCTATACTTTTATCATAATGCCTACTATGTTTATTATTACCACTACCAATATCTGTTCTTTGTTTTGTTAGACCTGTATAAATCCAATTAGTAGCCTGATATATATAACCATTATGATTGTGTAATGTATCAGCATAACTAACTAAAATTATATTGTTAAGCATTTTTAAAGATTGTGATACAAAATAACTTAATATATTTTTTTTCAATCCATCATTTACACATAATCTATTTAACTCATATACATATTTAGAATTATTCTTACCACAAACCCCTATACATAAAGAATTACTTGCAGGTTTACCAACAGTCAATATGCCTTGCATTATTTTATCATCGAATAAACCAAAAGCATAAGATATAGAGGGTATTCTTTTAGCATAATGTTTATATAATAACCATTCTTTACAAAGTTCTTTCTTTATAGACTTTACTTTATAAGTTTCTTTTATCATTCAGTACCAGATATTATGTCTTTTTTTGGTCTGTCTTGTAGAATACTAAATCCTAATAGTAAATAGTTTATAGCGTCTGCATATCTACTTTCTATTGGTTCTGCTTGTGGCATAGTAGGATCTCCTGCGTGTGTTAATATTGCTTGTATATGTTTATTAAAGAATACTGCCCATACTTCCATAGGTTCTATTCCTATAAATTTTGCAGAACATTTAAAGTTGTTTAGAACGTCTATATTCTTTTGTGTGTATTCAGGTTGTTTGGCATCCATTATTTCTTGACATTTGTCTAATAGATATTTCTTTGTTTCTTTAAATTCTTGTTGTGTCATAATTTTGTATTGCTTTTTTTATGTATTCATATACTTCAAGTTGTGTAAGTACATTATTTAATTGTAATTCTATTTCTTCAAATTCAAGATTATCTTTTTCAATATCATTTTCTAATTCTCTTATGAATCTTTTTTGTTCCCATATTTTAGATTGAACTTTAAGTAATGCTTGATCTTTTGTTTTATTCTCCTGCATAAGCTGTTGAACTATCTTTGTATTGCCATTCCCACCCCCTTATAAGCAATTCTATTCTTGTTAATGCTTCACCTTCTAAATGTTTAGGTATTTCATTAACTAAATTTATTATAGGATTTTCTTTTAATACTTTTAATTCTTCTTCAAGTTTAATACATTTTAATTCTAAATAGTTTTCCCTGTTCACACCTTTCATATTCATACTTGTTTTAAGTATAATCATTTCTTCTATTTCTTGAAGTTTTTTATTTGTCTTTTTATATATGTCATAATTTTTTAATGACCATATAACAGTTGCGTGATTAATAGACGTTCCTGATTCTCTAAAGTATGTTGCTATTTCTGTAAGACCCATATTTAATTTGTTCTTTAGTATATAAAACAATAATGAACGCATTTCTACTATTTCACGTTTTCTTGATCTTTGAAATACATTTATTCCTGATAGTTGTATTATTTTTTCAGCCACTTCATTTTGTACAAAGTAATGATCTTGTACTTCTATTTCTTGTTTATTCATTTTTTATTATGTTTTATATTCTTTTATATATTGTGTCTATAAATTTAGAAAAATCTTCCCTACCATTACAATTTTTATCTTCATTATTTTTTAATGATAATTTTAATCTTGACTTTAATTTATTAAAATCTACATCTTTTAAATGAGTAAATTTCCTATCAAAAGCCCAGTTTCTTAAACCTTGTAAAGTAAAAGAATTTTTATTATAATCTATTTTAAGCATAAAAGATAATTGGGCTAATTTATCACTAAATGCTTGATCTTTAAATTCTAATTTACCATTTCTAAATAATTCTTTACTTGTAGCATAAAGGTCAACTAAAAACCCACAAGGTAAACCATCGAAGATATTATTATAAGTATTAGACAAATATGCGTAATTAGAAAAATAATCTATATTATCATTTCCAAATTTATACCAAGCATTTAAATAGTTTTCATCATTCCAGCTTTTTTGTATATTGTTTAATTTCGCAACATCTGAAATAACTTCATTCTTATTATCATATTTTTTAACAATACAATCTATTTCATTTATATTATTAGTAAATAATGTTTTAGGCATTTGTACTATTGCATTGCATAAATGTTGACCATCTATAATAACATATTTTCTTTTATCAAAATTTGATATGTTTCCAATTACAGGTAATCTTAATATTCCACATTCATTAATGCTTTGAATCATTGAATTAGTATGTCTTTGACTAATATCCCTGTTAAACTCTAATAAGTTTTTTGGTTTTAATAATTCTTTAATTTCTTTAATTTTAAATTTTTTCATTCTGTTCTTAATTTTAATAGGTTATAACATTCTGTATATCTTTGTTTTGCTTTGCCTTTGTATTGTTCTTTAAATAATTCGTATAATTTTTTAGTGTATTGATATTTTGTGGTGCAATCTTTGTAATAGTTTTCTGCAAACTTTTTACCTTTGCCTTTAAAGTAGTTTACATTGTCTGCAGTATCTCCTACTATCATTTGTTCATAGAAGTTATATAATGCTTCATCTTCGCTTATGTCTAATACTACCCTATGCTTGTAGTGATAGTTATACATTAAGCAAGGAAATTGTTTGTAGTCTTTATCTATGCTTACTATCATTACTTCGTTTCTTCCTATGTCTTTGCTTATGTTATACCAATATCTCGCAACCAGATCGTCTGTTTCTATTCCAAAACCAAATATGCTATTGTATGTTTCTTTAACGTACTGGTGCATATCGTGAAGTAATGGGGGCAATTCTTGTTTCTTTCTGTTTGCTTTATATACAGGTGTAATTAGTTTCCTAAAGTTTCCTTTGCTTCCATTAAACGTAATGACTTTGTCTATTTCGTATTGTTCTTCCAAATCATTTACAATCTTCATAAACTGCTCATCAAACTTAACTTTAGAATCTTCTATATCTCTATAGTAAGGATCATCGTTTTCTTCGTCTTTTGTTCTATAACAACTTGCAAATATTAAGCTGTCTGCATCAACTAATAAAATCATTTTGATTTAATCTTTTTTTATAAAATTACCTTCAAGATCAATAACTATATAATTGTGTTCTATTAAAATCTTAATAGCATTATTTATTGTTTTTGCTTTTTCTTGTAATCTGTAATGTTCAAATATTGAACTTTCAAATGCGTTTGGTTCGTGTGCCATATTGTTTTTTGTTTTAAAGATACATCAAACAAATGTAATTAACAAAAAAATTAATAAACTAATTTAAATTGATTCTTGTGGCTTGGTTTTCTTTTAGTAAGTAAACAGGTTTAAGTAACCTTTTTTTAGTCCATAGTGTAGTATCAGGGCAATACTTGTTTTGAGGTTCTGGAAGTTTCATTGTATTTAGCCAGTATAAATAATTTCCTTTAGGATCATTAACAAAATAAAGTTTGACTACTTCTTTATCCATTTTCATTAGTGCATCATATTTTGACTTCTCCAACATTTTTTCTTCATAATATTTATTACGAAACTTCATTTCTATTACACAAGGATTTCCCTTTCTTGTAAAACCACAAGCGTCATAATGTTTAAAACCTTCACCAGTCCATTCTAAATTCCATCCATCAAAGTTTAAGAATTTTACAACAGCTTGTTCAAGTTTCTTTATTTTATCAATGCCCATTATTCCATACTACATTTAATTCTTTAATCCATTTATTAATTAGCTTGGGTGAACAGGTACAAGGATTTGGTAAATTATGTTTGTAGTAGGAACGGTGCAGGTTACAAACCATTTCAAATTCTTCACGGTTAATTGTTGATCTTTTTGAAAGCCTAAATTCTTCCCATTGTTTAAAATCATAATCGTTAAATTTTACCATCTATTTATTTTTATTTCGTTCCAGTCTTTACGTCTTTTTTCACAATTACATTTAGTGCCACGCATCTTATGGTATTTATCTACAAGAAACTTAATGCCTGTATATGTTGTAAAGTAATATATTAAATCTCCTAATCTCATAATAGTTTATATTTATATAATAATTCTTTTTTTATTAAATATGCTTTTTTAGAATGTATATCCCCCCTGCCAATAAATTCACGATAATATAAATTATTTTCTTTTATACATTTTCTTATGTCATTTACATTAAACCAATTATAATTTAATCCATCATATATAACCCAATATTTAGATTTAGTTGTAGATAAAGCAGATGGTTTATTATTAAATTCTATTTCTATAACAATATTACCTGTATGCAAACTTTTTTTATCTGATTTAACTTCAACACCAATTTTTAATTCAGGAATAAATATATCCCATTCTTTACAATACCCCTTAACGATATATGCGTTAGGATATTTTTTGTTTATTTTTTTTAAAATTATGTTCTCATAATATTTACCAACTTTTAAATCACTATAAAAAACATTGTTACTATTCATAATAATTTTTTTAATTTCTGTACTACTTTTTTATAAGTGTTATATAATGAATAATAAGGTATGCCAGATTTTCTTGAAAGTTGTGCTATTGATTCACCACCTTCAATTATTTGGAATATCTTTTTATCATACCAATACATATTATTTAATTCGTTTTGTATTTCTGCATATACTTCATCATAATTTTCACAATCAAAATCAGATAAATGATTCCTTACATTCTCAAGTTCTATAATTTGTACTTTAGATTCTTTACGTTTTAAATCTAAAAACAAAGTTTTAAGTGTTTTAAATATATAATAGTAATTATAATCTGTTTCACCAAAATCAATATTTAAGCCATTCTTGATTTTCTTATCTATTTTGATATACATTTCTTGAACAATATCTTCTGCTGTTTCTTTATTGCATCCAAAAGAACTTACAATGTCAATCCAAACTTGGTGTTTGTTAAATATATCCGATAAGCAATTCTTCATAGTTATTTAGTTTGTTAGAGGATCGTATAAATCCCCTACTATTTCAGGTAGTCCTATTTCATTTACCTTAAAACTAAATGTTTCAAATGAATAACCCCTACTGCGTTTGCACTTTACGGTTATCCAATCTTTGTTTACTGTATTTGCTTGAAGTTGTATTTGGCACTCACTTTTTTTCTCAAGGAAACTACCCAAATGTCCTGTGGGCTTGTCTGAACCAAAGTTAGAATGAATCACACACATAATATGAATATTATATTTTGCTGACCATTCCATAAGTTTTTGCACACAAGCATTAGATTCTTCTAAATTATTTACATCTGAAACCAAATCTGCGATTCCATCTAAAATTAAAAGCCCTGCGTTTTCAACTTTGTGTTCTAAACAATATTCTATAAATTGTATTCTTTGTTTATAGCCTATTGATCTTAATCCAAATGTATGATAATTTTTTGAATAATCATCACTATTCATATCTAAAACCTTTTTAAATACCTTTTGGCAATGCCATTTGCCTTGTTCGGTATCTATGTGTATAAGGTCTTTGTTTTCACGATGTCCTCTTAAACCACCTCCAAAATGATTTTTAGCACCTAAATAAACAGAAGCTAATAATGATACAAGAAATGTTTTTTTTGTTTTTGGTGGTGCTTGTATAAAACTAAAGTTACCATAAGTACCTATTGGAATTGGCAATAGATAATCTTTGTTCTTTGTTTTAAGTAATGTTTCACCAAGTGATAAAGCAACTGGAGGATAATCAATAGATTCTTTAGGATCTACTTTACAATCATCTTCTATAGATTGCATTATAAGAAATTGTTCTGTTTGTTGTTCGTCTAATCTTAATTGCATTTACATAAATATATAAAAAAAAGGGGTGTATTAGACCCCTTTTAAAAAAAAATGTTTTTAAAATATTAAAATGGTAGGTCGTTAGATGGTGTGTTTACTGCTACTTCTTTTTCAGCTAATTTAATAATGTCATTAGTCCATACTACTTTACCATTACCAAGATAGTTTCTTTGTACTTTAGCCTCACGTTCTTCTTTTGTTTGTGAATCCATAATAGCTACGTTATTTCCGTATCTTGTGTCATCGTTTAAAGATATTGTAAGGTTATAGTAAACTGCACCGTCTTTACCTTTAATGAATTTTTCTTTAGGTAGTTTATCTACTCTAATACTTGCATTGATAATTGCACTCATAATTTATTGGTTTTTAATTTTAGTTAATAATTCTTCTTTAGAAGTTTTCTTTTTAAATGATTCAGATTCATCTTCTGACATTACACCAAGTTCATAAAAACCTGATAGTTTTAACACTCCTCTACTCATAGCACGTTTTTCTGCCATTTCAGCTACATACCAAGAATTAGTTGAACCATCTTTAAAACCTACACCTTTTAATGCAGATCCAAATGTTTCAATTCTTGAATCACCTTTTGTTGCAATAGCTTTAAATACTGCAAAGTTTGGTTCACACTTAATTACATCATAAGAAATATTAATTTGTGCTTTAGCTTGTATGGCATCTATTCCTGCTCTTGTAATTATAGTGTAGTGTTGATGTTTAAAAAAATGGTTTGGGTTTAATTCGTACTTCTCATAAAGTTCTTTTAGTTTTTCTTTGTTCATAATGTCAATTCGTTTTGTTGTGATACTTCTAATTTTGCTTCTAAAACGTCTTTAGCTTGTAAAGTAAATTCTAAATGTTTTTTTAGCTTTTGGATTTCTTCTTCCTTTTGTTTAATGAAGTTTTGATAGAAACCTACTTGAACATAATGTTCCTGATAAGATATTGTTCGTTCCATATAATTGTATTTGTTTTATACAAAATTAACAATTTATTTAATAACTACCAAAAAAAAAGGAGCTAATTTAATTAACCCCCTTTTTCTAAATACAAATTGAAACAGAACTTCTCAAATATAAAAACTATATAAAGTCTTTTATTAACAAATTATATTTAGTTATTAAATCTTCTATTTCATCATAAGAAAACTTTGTTATTTGTTTTGCTTTGTAGTAAAGTGATTCAGAACATCCAGATCCATATTCAAGATCTAAATTTTTACCAAAAATAAACTGTTCTCCATATTTAAATACATTACACCCTGCACATTGTACTTGGCAATTAATTTCATCCCAACGTGTAGAATAGTGTTTACGAGATTGAAAATGCCCACATTGAAGTCTTTTATAGTGATCTTTTTTGCCACAAGTAAAGCATTGTGCTATTTCATTTTTAGCATATCTTTGTCTTATATATAAACTAAATACTTTGTCAAGTTTTTTAATTAGTTTACTTCTTGCTATTTTTTTCATTAGTTGGTATTACATTATTGCATTTTTTACACAAATAATAGAAACCATTTTGATTGCTACCTAAATATAACATTTTTATTTTACACTTTTTACACTTCATATATTATAACTTTTGGTTATTACCTATGGTTTTTATAATAACTAAAAAGAAAGAAAAAGAAAAAGGACAAAAAGAAAAAGAAAGAAAAAAGCCTACAAAAAAGAAATAATTTAAGTGCCTGATCCAAACACCGTCCATCTTTATTAGGTTGTGTAAGTTTTGCTATAAGCCAGACAAATATATAAAAAATATTTTATCTTTTTATTTTTTCATAACTACGACCACCAAAATAAGCTGCTACAGTAGTTGTAAGCAATAGTTTTAGTAATTCCTTCCATTCACTATCTACATTAAAATTGATAGCACCAGCATCAATAAAAACCATTAGAACTGTACTTACAATTAAGAAGATTAAAACCATTGGTCTTACATTCTTTGAAAGGTACGAATCTGAATTTAAATCTGCTTTCCATCTTTCAGTAACGCTTTTTTGTATTTCTGATTCTGCATTAATAAATATTTCTTGCATTTCTTTTTCAAATTGTGCTTTTTCAACTTTACTAAAAGTATGCTTATCTATTATTCCTGATATTTTTTCTGCAATATTTGTTCCTACACCACCAAATAATTTTGCTAATATCTTTTTCATTATTGTTTCATTTTAACTTTACTATTATTTACATCTAATCTTGATATATCCTTTGTTTCTCCTTTAGGTTTATTTACAGTTTTGTTATTGTTTTTTTCTACATAAATAGGTTGATTATTTCTGTAACCTCTATTCCAGTTATTGTTATACCAATTATCATAGTATCTTGGATAGCTTGGATATGACACTACGTTATAATAAACATTTGGTCTGATCATATTAATAGGAAGTCTTAAAGTATCTCCTTGTTCTGTAACTGCCAAAACGTGTGTAATTTGAATTTTAGGTTTTGTATTGTATGTTCCACAACTAACTATAAAAAAAAGTATTATTAATATTCTCATTTTTTATCTATTTGTTTTAGTTTACTTATTGCCCAATTAACACCTGCAGAACCTCCCCAAGCATCCCACATTAAGCCCCCACACCCTTCTGTATATGGAACGTCTTTGTGTTGTTGATGTCTTTTAAATGACGCCATTCTTGCAATAGTATCTCTTGTTATGTTTTTACCATCTGCTAATTGTCTTGCACGAGTCCAGCCAACTTGTGTTCCACATTTAGAACCATTTTTTTCTTTAAATTCTATTGCTTTTTTTGCATTGTTTTTTGCTCCTTGTGGGTAATCGTTATAAGATTCTAATTCTACAGAACCTCTAAAAGCATCATAACATATTGCTACAGCTTGTTTTTCATCGTGATAGTCCATTAATTGTGGAACACAACGGATCATAAAATCACTTTGTTTTTCTCCTTGTTTCTTTTTAGGTATAGGCATCGTTATAAAATTTAAAATGTAACACAATAAAAATTACATATATATTTAATTCAGAAAAATTAGTAGTTTCATCTTCAGGTAAATAACTAAAACCAACTAAAATTCCTAAAGCAAACCTTTCAATTATAGCAAATTCTACTTTTTTCATTTACAACTTTTGCAATCTGTATAAGTATAATATTTGCCTTTACGCTTAATTTCTAAAACGTGTTTTCTGTTTTTCTTTTTATTCCAAGAAACGTGAATCCATTTAGGATCTCCTTCTTGATTTGGGTATTCATTGATCAATACATCAAATTCTAAATTGTCTTTTATGTAATGAAATAACTCAAGATTTGTTTTAGAACCTATTGAATCTAAATCAATAGCTAATCCGTCTTTGTGTGCTGACGATATTGCACCACCAATTCTTGAATTTAATTCTTCTGATCTAAACATACTATTAATTCTAATAGGATGATCTGCCCATTCTCGCAAAGGTTCAAATATTTTTTCTGAAACTAATTGCATATTTTCAATATGATCTTCACTTGGTGTGTTTTTAATTCCAAGTCTTTTAGCAGTTTCTGAATAAGTAGCTTCTTTAAAACTTATATGATCACTAATTTTTTTGCTTGTTTTTTTCATACATTAAATACCATTTGTGAGTTGTGTACAGGATAGTAACTACAAGCAATATTATTTTTAATACCATATCAATATTAGTAAAACTCAACGTAAACGCTGAAAAATTCATTGCATATAATTTCATATCCTGTATGCTCATTATTATTATTTAGTTTCTTCTTCTATAATCTCGTAAGAACCGTCTTTTAAATCTATGTTTATTTTACCGTAATTTTCTTCTAAACCTTTTTTTAGTTCTTCTTGTTTAGAAACTTCTTCAACGTGCATATGGTTTAAGCTATGTACTTGTGTACTTAATAGACCGATGTCGTGTCTAATAGCATTAATTTTGCTTGTTGATTCTTGTAAATCTTTTAATTCTTCTTTTGTAATTTTTGACATTTTATTAATTTTATGATTAAGATATAAATATACTAATTTTTACATTTACATTCTTGTTCCAATTTGTCTACTTTAGCTGTTAGTTCTTGTATTGACTTAACTAATAAAGGAACTATTTTAGAATAATCTACTGACTGCATTTCTTCTGCATCTTTTTCTCCTACAACTGCTTGAGGTAAAACTTCCTGAAGTTCGTGAGCCATAACTCCGTAACTTCTGCTTTCATCTGTTTTCCATTTAAAGTCATATACAGGTATTTTAGAGACCATATCTAAACCTGTAAAGTCTTGTAAATCTTCTTTTAACCTATAATCTGAAGATGTGTTATAAGATGTTGAAGTTCCTGAATAACCTATTGTCCCTGTTACACCTGCGCTTCCTTTAAATTGAACGTGAGTACCTGCATATTGTGTTGATTCTATTCCAAGAGCATAATTTATAGACGAATTATTATTATGTATATGAAATTTAGTAGATGGATTTATTACATCATCTATACAAACTCGACCTTGACTGTCTATAACCATATAATTTGTACCACTTGACTGATAACCAAATTTATAACCACTTGCGTTAAATTGTGCGTGTGACCAATTATTTTCATCATTAGAGACTGCTCTCAAAACATTTGTAGTAGTAGTATTATCAGCACCATTTGAAGTTCCTCTTGCTTGTAAAACAAAATTTGTAGAACCACCTGCTGTAACATCCAATCTAGTTCTATCTCCTGCACCTGTATTACCAACACATATTGTTCCCCCACTTGTAATACGCATTCTTTCTGCAGGAGTACTTGAACCATCTCCACTTGTGCCAAAAGACATATA